GATAATCAATTAGTTATATATTACCAAAATTTGGTATCTATTTCCGTTTCAGGTGCAATTGTAGTGTGGTGCTGAATATCTTTGTTATAAGCACGTGCATCTTTTGGATAAGGTCTAATTTCGTGCTTAAAGGATTTCATAATTGCTTTCTTTTCCTTTTTATCAGCAGTGATAATTTGTAAGTATCTATGCTTTGGTGGTTCTTCCCTTCTCCAAAATTCTTTGTAACCTTGCTTACCAATTTCTCTACGAAGATGTTCTAAGTTACCACTACCCCATTTTGTAAACACAGTCCTACTATGAATCCATTTGTACGGGTCATTTGATAGGGAAATACCATAGTTAGGCATTAGAGCAATATCGGTATTCAAACCCTGATAAATCCAATTCGTTGCTTGGTAAATACCACCTAAGTGTTCTTGTCCGTTATCGGCGTATGAGATTAGAGCTTTAATTGCTGTATCGTTCTCTCTGAACCATTTGAATGATTGCCCCATTGCGTATGATTCGATGTTAGAGCCATAACCATCATCACAATAAAGGCGAGTTAATTCCAATACATTATCTTTTGTAAGTAAGTCGGAAATAGAAGTTGCTGCTCTTGCTCCAACGGGGAATCCGTAAACCAAACATCCAATCAACTTATCAGTTTCACCAACTGCATTTGCTTCATCCATTTTATAGAATATACCCAATGCATATCTACACGCAGTCCAAGCGTGAGTATAGTGTTTCTTTACAATGATATCTTTTGCTACATCTTTACCTATTGGTGAAATGTACACTCTCGATGTATCGCAGTAATTCTTACCTTCTTCTTTCATAACTTTAATTTATTGGCTCTAATTTATGTATTTCTTCCACAAATTCCTCACTTATTTTTGGATAAGGTAATTGTGGATATTTTAAACTTTTTAATAATTTTTTTCTATCTTGCAACAAATAAACGTAACGATGTTTTCTCGGTTCTTTCTTAATCCAAAATGGCGATGTTACCATTGTTTGAATTATCTTTGGGTCATTAGTTCCATACTTTACATATGAAGTTCTACTATGATGCCACTCATCAATCTCACTCCATTTGAAACTCCAACTATCATTAGGTCGGATTCTATTACCCTGATATATCCAATTTGTTGCTTGATATATAGTTCCTAAATGACCTGCTTTAGGGTCTGAATAGGATACCAATGCTTTGATGTGGGGTGCATTTTCTCTTAACCATTGGAATGTTTTTCCAACAAACCAACTTTCAATATTACTACCATACCCATCAAACACAAATAAACGGGTTAGTTCTAAAACCTCCGTTCTATCTAATAGTTCCGTTATGGATGCACCGGAGTGTCTGCCAACCGGGTCACCATAACAAGCTACTCCAATAAGTTTTTCGTTTACTCCACCAAAGAATTTATGTTCATCATCTGATAAGTAAAATAGTCCAATAGCATACGATACCTTCGTCCATATACCACTATAATGGTTATTAACGATGATATCTTTTGCTACATCTTTACTTATTAATCTAACTGAAAGTTTGGATGTATCACAATAATGTTTACCCTCTTCTTTCATATAACTATTTTACCCAATCATTGAATGCTTCTTCGAATACTGATACTCTATCTCTATTTGGATTTTCATCCATAAGTTTCTTAGCAGTATCTAAAACTTCTTTCCACAATCCATATGAATTGGCTTCCAATAGAATCTCTTCGATTTGTTCTTCAGCACTCATAACCTATTGTTTTTCATATGGCCACTTTATCATATGTGTCCATGTTTGATTAGTAACTATTTTCTTAATGTTAGCAGGAGAAACTCCATTATTTCTCGCCAATACTTTGACATTACGATGACCTACTTTCCAAAGTTCTCTAATTTGAGTAACCTGCTTTTCAGTCAACTTGTGCATTGGATGCGCTTCACCTTTTAACATACGTCTAATATAACACTTTTTTTTGAGAATCACAAATATTTTACTTTAAATTTTCATTTATTGCGTTGATATATGTTAATTTTGATGATACACCTGTAAATCGTTCAACTTCTACCCCATTTTTTTCAATAACTACAGTAGGTACTGAACGAATGCCATATTTTGTGGCTTCTTCATATGCCTCATCTACATCATAATCTTCAAATTTAACATTTGAAAATTGTGTTTTTACTTCATTCATAACGGGAGCCAATGCTCTACAAGGTCCACACCATGCTGCCGAAAATTTCTTAATTGTTAACATTTGTTCTTTCTTTAAATTCATCGTATGCATCCAATAAGGAGTCTACAACTGGATGTCGATGATTGGTTAATAATGTTTGTGAATCCATATCCTTAATCTTCTTTGCTGCTGATAATAAGAATTTAAATCCACTATCTCCTTTATATTTTAAATCTACTTGCTGTGTATCACCACATACAACCATTTTACTTCTTAATCCCAAACGAGATGTAATCATTTCCATTTGGTCGTTTGTACAATTCTGAGCCTCATCTACGATGATAAAACTATCTAAAAATGTTCTACCTCTCATAAATGCCAATGGTACGATTTCTACATGCCCATCTTCTAATATTTTATCAATTTTATCTTTGTTATAAAGTTGATAAAAGTTAGAATAGATTGGTTGCATCCACGGCTCCATTTTTTCTCTCAAATCACCTGGCAAAAATCCAATCTCTTCTTTACTTACAGTAGGACGAGTTATGATGATTTTTTGAACTGTTTTCTTAAACAACATATCCAAAGCTACTTGGCAAGCTAAAAGTGTTTTACCACTTCCAGCTTTACCACTTAGTATTGTAATGGCGTTATTTAAAATCTTATCTTTTGCTTCCTTTTGTTCTTCGTTTAATTGAATCTGAAACTTAATTGGTCCTTTTGGCTTTTCAGTTTTTTCCTCTCTAATTCTTTCTGTCAATTCTTTGTGTTTTGCTGATTGATTTTCTGCCATAAAACTTTTGTTTTTATCCATCACAACTTAAACATTCCGGGTCCATTGCTTTTGCTGCAATATCTCCTCTCAATACGGATTCGGTTCTCATATAGTAAAGTGTTTTCACACCTTGCTTCCACGCTTCTAAGTGAACCTGATTAATCCATTTTGGTTCTGCCGTAGCAGGAAATGCTAAATTCAATGAAACTGCTTGGTCAATATATTGTTGTCTAATTCCGGCTTGTCTTACCAAGTCCAATTGGTTGATTTCTTTAAATGTTTTAAATACATCTTTAATTGGAGTACAATTATGTTTCGGTTCATTTTCTACTTCTTTACATTCCATTACTTTACCATCTACATAACACCACTCATCTAAGAATGCTAAATCTTGTACTGAACCACCATCTGCGAGGATTTGGTCCCATACTTCTTTTGTGTTCTTACCAATCTTACGAAGTACTCTTTCCAATTCAGGATTCTTTCTGATAAATGTACCTTTTGAAGTTTGTTCGGTAAATACATTAGCTGCCCAAGGTTCGATACCACTACTCACATTACCACTCAACTTAGAGTTTGATACTGTTGGTGCTACTGCTCTTAGGTGAGTATTTCTGAATCCACTCTCTTTACACCAAAGTGGTTCACCATATTCTTTTGCTAAATCTCTACTTGCTCTTTCAGATTCAATCTTTAATTGAGAGAAAATCTTACGAGTTTCAAATTGTGCGGTTAATCCTTCAAATGGAACTCCTCTTTGTTGTAAATAAGTATGCCACCCTAATACGCCCAATCCTAATGCTCTACCTCTTTCTGCTGAACGAACTGCGTTTTCGAATCCTTTCATATTCTTAGCTCTTTGTAGGAATTCTTCTAATACGCCATCTAAGAAAATAGTAGATGTATAAACTAAATCGGTATCCTTCCACTCATCGTATTTTGCTAAGTTTAAAGAACTTAAACAACAAACGAATGAATGTTGCTCATCCGTATGTAAAACGATTTCAGAACAAATGTTAGTCATATGAACTTTCAATCCGTTTTTCTTATACATTTCAGGATTATGTTTGTTGACATTACCTTTAAACATAATATAAGGTTCACCCGTAGCCTTTCTTTTCTGAAGTAACTTACCCCACTTCCTACGAGCTTCAGAGTCGCCTTCCTCCAATCTAGCCATAAACTTATCACTTACAACTACACATTGATGCATATTAAGTGCTTGGCGGTTCACATCTCCCTTTGGTTCTCTAATTTCTAAGAAATCATCGAAATCTTTATGGTCAATTTTAATGTTTACCGATGCTGCTCCTCTACGAACTGAGCCCTGATTTGTAGCGAGGATAGTTGAATCATAGATTTTAACAAATGGAACAATACCATCCGATGTACCATTTCCGGTGATTTTACTTCCGGCTGGTCTAATCATATTTACACCAATACCAACACCACCACCATGCTTTGCTAATAACATTAGTTCTAAGTTCTTTGAACCAATTTCAAAGATACTATCACCAACATCAATACCAAAACACGATATTGGTAATCCTCTATCGGTGCCTGTATTTGATAATACAGGAGTTGCTAAACACAACCAACCTTTCCAAATATAATCAAAAAATTTTGTAGCTAATTGTGGTTTTTCTAATCTTTTTGCAACTGCAGTAGCTACTCTCCAATATGCATCTTTTGGTTTTTCTCCTGGTAACAAATATCCTTTTGATATTGTTTTAACATAGATTTCCGTATTTCCCCACGATGGAAAATCTACATCCAATTCCCAGCCTAATTCTTCTCCGTAATTTTTCATAAACTTTTTTTAAAATATATCATCCCAATTTTCACCTTCACCTGCTTTAGAATAATCGGTTGGTCTGATTGCAAAGAAATCGGTATGTGTTACTCCACCTGTAAGGTGATAGAACCAATCTAATTCAGATGCTTTCTTTTCATCGAATTCAAAATAATCATCACCACCTTTAATTGGGTTGTATCCTAATTCTCCCAATTTTTCATTAACTCTTTTTGTAATAAATTCTTTTAGGTCATCTTTTTTAAGATTCTCTAAATCACCCATTTCAAAAATCTTATCAATGAATTTGTGTTCTAAATCTCTAATGATTTCAGCTGCTTTGTAGATATCAGCTTTAGCTTCTTCTAACAATTCAGGAAACTCCTCACACATATGTCTGAATAATTGACAACCCATCTTTGAGTGTAATGATTCATCTCTAACACTCCACTTCATTTGTTGTCCGATTCCTTTCAATAGATTTCTCATTTGGAAAGAATATAATACAGCGAATGAAGAATATAATGCTACACCTTCTGCGAATGCCGAAAAGATAGCAAGTGAACGAGCAACCTCAACTCTAGCTTTATGATTTGTTTTCAAATCTTCAGGTGTCCAATCTGCGGTTGTGCCTGTTAATAATTCAAATCTTTCCTTCATAACTTCATCGTGTAGGAAACCTGCGAAATCATCCAATCCCAATGTTTCATTGAGATATGAATATGCAACCGAATGTATTGTTTCTTGTGAACCAAATGCCATTGCCATTTGTCTAATCTCATGCTTTGGAAACCATTTGGTTACCATACCTGTCCAATAATCCGATACGGCACATTCGGTTTGAGCAAAACCTAAAAGAATATTACCAACTAAATGCTTTTCCTCTTTTGATAAATTTTCATTCCAATCCTTAACATCACCTTGCATCGGAATCTCCGTATGCAACCAAAAAGCCTGCATTTGTTTCAACCATCCTTCCGTATAATATTCGGGATATTCAAACGGCTTAAATGGAATTCTTTCTGTAAATAATTTGCTCATCTTTGTAATTTATTTTTTGAAGTGTAAGTATAACTATACGTCTAAAATTAAAATTTTCCCTTTTCTTTAGAAAATTTTATATGACATTTTTTCAGTTATCCCATATTCTCCACATACTTTTTATGTAATAATTTTTTCTCTAAATTTTCTCCATTTTTAGATTCTTTTTGTGCTATTATACCATCCGCAGATGTTGCTGCGAATACATCCATAACACCGTGGAATGTATCAATCTTAGCCGGAAAAGTCATACCATCTGGTCCGAATCGATTCTTTACAATGTGGATACGGCCTGTGTTTGATAACTTATCTTTAGTCTTTCTACTAACACTCATAATGAAATCAGCAGTTTGAACTTTCTTATACGAATCACCAACCGAATCTGCTTGGATAACTTCGTGGTCAATTGCTGCTCTATTGGTTTGAGTTGCTGTCCAAATTGGAATACCCGTTTCACCACTTAGTCCTCTAAGTTCTTCATAGATACCACCCAACTCCGCATATAATCCATCTCTATTACTACCACTCTTTAATAAATCAGCGTAATCAATAATGATTAAATTTGGATTAAACCCACTTGCTCTTAATTTTTCAATATGAGCCGATAACGTTTTTGCTGATGCGAATTGTGGTGGATAGTATTTTATACGAACTCTACCTGGCGTATTTTTAATCTTACGAATAATTTCCTCCTTACGTTCTTTGTGTTCGGATGTTTGTATTCCCGTAAGAATTGTAGTATATCTCTGTCCCACATAACTTTCGGATAATTCCAAAGTATAGTGTAATACATTCATACCACTTTGAACTGCTGAACAAGCTATCTTTGATAAGAACCAACTCTTACCAATACCCGATGGCGCCATTACAACTCCCAATTCGCCTGGTCCTAAACCTCCATCCATTAATTCATCAATAACTTCCCAACCTGTTGATACGGAATTTCGTTTAACATCTTCCATAATCAATTCGAAATTATCAATGTAATCTAATCCTAAGTCGTTTTCTACACCGACTTTGGATGCTGCCATCATCGTATCTATAATCTTATCGTAGTTTCCTGCTTTGAGTAAATCTACCGATTTTAGGAGGGCATCTTTTACTTTTTGGTTTTTCGCAAATGTAAGATATTCTTTCTTAACATAAGGTAAATCTTCAGAACCAACCTGTAAGTAAACACCTTTTAATTGTTCAACTACAGTCTGCTTTAAAATTTTATCCTCAATATCACCAACTTTGATTTTGAACACTTCCATAGTAGGAACTGCACGGAATTCGTTGAAGTAGTTTTGAACTTCTCCAATAATCCATTGGTTGGCTTGTGATTCAAAAAAAGCTGGTTTAGTTATTTCAGTTACCTGTTCTAAGAACTTTACATCTGATATAAGTGAAGCTACAACTTTAGATTGATACGATTGGCCATATTTGGTTAATGTATCTACTGCTTCCATTATGCTTCAGCTTTTTGTTTCTTTAATTGCTTTTTCGATTGAACTTTTACTTGGTCGGTAGCTTGGTCGGTAGCTTGGTCGTTCTTTGGTTTACGAGTTGCTGCTTTCCATTCCGATTTTGGACAAAATGCCCAATATCCGGTACTCACTTTAACATCCGCTTCTGCATTATCTACTCTACGGATATCACCTAATTCATAGGATTTTGCTGCTTTAATCACTTTAATACACTTCATAGTTTTTCTCCATGTTTTAATTTAAAAATTATTTTAATACCATTAAGATTTCTGATTCTCTTAATAAGGTATATTTTTCTCCGTTGATTTTTACCTCTTGTCCCTGATGGTATGGTGGAAGAATTACTTCATCACCTTCTTTTACTGTCATCGGAATTAATACTCCACTTTGTGTGTAAATACCAGGTCCTACTTTAATAACTTCCGCACGTTTTACATCTTCCAATTTTGCACTTTCTGGAATGATGATACCACCTGCTGTTCTGTCATTTTGTTGTTCTACTTCTTTTAGGAGAACTCTATCTCCAATTGGTTGTGCTACTTTGTCTGCCATAACTTAATTTAAAATTTTGATAAATGTGAAAATGTTGATTGTAACCAGTCTAATACATTTGGAAATGAATCTAACATACGATGCTTCAATCCCAATTTAAGGAATTCTTGCTTCTCAAACTTTGTAATTGGTTCATCGTATCTACCCATAATCTTCATTCTAAGATTTCCGCTGAATTCTGGTTCTGATAATTGCATCAATTTACGATTTCTTTCGCAAATTTCCAAATTATTTAAAAACATATCGTGCGCTTTAGATTTTTTATCCAAAGTATTTACATATTCAACCATTGTTTCGGTTGTATGTACGTTTTCTTCTGTTAAAATTGGAAATGCTTTGATGATTGTTTTTGCGCCTAAACCTGTGATACCTTCAATGTTATCGGATTTATCACCATCAATCATTCTGAAATTGATAAAATTGTGTGGATGGAATCCGTACTCTTCTACCACCTCATCAATATTGTAAACTTTCTTTTTTGTTGGCGAATACACCGAAACATCTTTGTTTACTAATTGTAAGAAATCTTTATCGGAACTCATAATAATAACCTTCTCACCATCTTGTCGAAGTTGAGTTGCTACATATCCAATAACATCATCAGCCTCAATACCATCGTAAACCATTAAGGTTACGGGTAGGGCTGTTAATAGTTCGGCTAATCCAACCATCTGCCTTCTCATCGATATCTGCTCATCTTCGGGATTCATATCCACAGTGATAGCACGATTTAGGCGGATTTTGTTTTTAGCTCTATCGGCTTTATAACCTCCGTAAATTTTCTTTCTGCTGTCTGAACCACCCTTACCATCGAATACAATGATACATCGGGTTGGGTTTAAAGTACGGATAGCGTAGCCGATACTTTTTAAAGTACCGACTATGCCTCCAATATGGTCACCATTATCGTTTAGATTTGGTGCGGTTGACCAAGAACGAATGAAGGTATTAAGACCATCAATGATTAGGGTTTTAGAATTCTTTTGTAAATCTCCAAAACTCTTATGTTCTTCATCTATTTGTTTTAGTATATCTAAATACTTCTTATTAATCTGACTCATTAGCTACATCCGTTGTTTCATCAACTTCCTCTGAAGCGGAATTTTTATATTGTAAAATACAAACCTCACATATCCTACGATAAATTTGGTCTTTTAGTTCTTCGTTTTTAAGAATATCTGCGAAATCCTTTGATTGGAATTTGATAACTTCGCCAGTATCAGTGTCGATATATTCATACCAAGCACCCGCTTGCTTTACTAACTTATTATCTTTCATAACCCCCAACCAACTTCCGAAATTATCAATACCTCTATCAAAGAAGATATTGAAATCTGCGTGTCTCAATGGTGGTCCTAAACGATTTTTGATAACCTGTGCTCTCACTTTGATACCAACAATCTTATCACCAACTTTAAGTTGTCCCATAGATTTCAAACGGAAACGAACAGAAGCATGGAATGCTAATGCTTTACCGCCTGATGTTGTCCAAGGGTCACTAAATGCCATTGCGTTCATCTTTTGACGAAGTTGATTAGTAAATACTAAACAAATACTTTGTCTACCAATCATATTGGTGATTTTACGCATTGCTTTGGAAATGATAATTGCTTTATCCGTAGCGTAACCATCTTTATCATAATCAGCTTCTAACTCTTTCTTTGTAGATGCTGCTGCTACCGAATCTACTACGATAGTTACTAAACGATTCTTATCGCCAGTCCTAACCTTTTCAATGATAGTTTCACACGCTTCAAAAATACCTTCAACCGTATCTACCGATACATAAAGTAATTTTGAAATATCAACACCAATCGCTTCCAAAAACTCCCTATTAACGGCAGTTTCGGTATCAATTAGTACTGCTACTCCACCTTTCTTTTGTGTTTCAGCTAACAGATGGGCGGAGAGCAGAGATTTTCCACTCTGCTCTAAACCCGTAATCTCTGCTATACGGCCAACAGGCAAACCACCATAAGGTCTATTGGAAACTGCTACATCCAAAAGAGCGTTACCCGTAGATACCCAATCTTTTACGTTGGTTGGAGCATCGCCCCCACCATCGTTTAGGAAGTATGCAATCTTACCATCCTTATTTTGTTTGTTTAATGATTCCGCAAGAATACTTGCTAAATCCTCTTGTACTTTGGCCATAATTGTAACCTATTATTAATTGTTAAATAAATCATCAAATGCTGATGCTACATCATCTTTTGGAGTTGCTGCTTTTGGAGCTTCTTCCTTTTCCCAAGGTAAATCACCAACTTCTTGCGTACCACCCAAATCAGCCGATGGTTGTTTTGGTGATTGTTTAGGTGCTTCCAATTCTTCAACAACTTCATCAGAAGCCGTTACTGAACCTGGATTTAACCAATTTTCTAATACACCTTTCAATTCACTATAAGATAACTCTGAATACAATTCAGTAATATTCTTTTGGTTTTCCAAAAGAGATTGAATTTGGTCAGCGCTCTCTGCTAATTTAGATTGAGAAGGTTTAACACGAATAGTTGTTGTTGGATAAGCTGCATTTGAATCTTCAGCTGATTGTATTTCTACAACAATATCTCTACCACTCATTGGGTCGGTGATATCTCCGTAATCCGGGTCAGCGATGTATCCTAAGATATCCTGATAAACCGTCTTACCAAACCCCCAAAATTTAACACCTTCGTTTTCTTTACCTCTTACGATAACAGGTGCGAAAGTTCTCAATTTTGGCTCCATCTTCTTACCTGCTTTCCAATCATCAGTATCGCCAGTACGTTTAAGTTTTTCAGCGAACTCAACAATTGGGTCAGGTCTGCCGAATGATGCAGGACTCAAATAAGTTTTGTTGTTAATGTTGTAGTGAAAGAATAATTCAATGAAAGGAATATCTTTATTGAATTTGTAGGGAACTAATCTGATTTGATGTTTTCCCGGTGTTGGCTTCCAAAGTGAATCTGATTTTTTGGAAGTGTTTTGTAACGAGTTGAATCTCGATAGGGCAAGTTTAATGTCCATTTGTCTTACGTTTTAAAGTTAATAATTGTTGTTTAATGTTTAAGGTTTTATCGATATTACCTATATCTAAATATAACCTTTTTATGTTTTTGTTCTACAAATATAGAACTTTTTTTTGTTATT